CTCCATCTTTCATTTGGGGATTTCTCCTTTCAACTTGTTCAGCCAGTCAGTTCTGTGGGTTCTTTCAAGCCCTGTCTCAAAGTCCAAATAAGTAATACAAAACACAGTGCATACCATGATCAAACACAGCGAGAGGAGGTGGCAAGGATGGCAAAGGCCGTAAGATCATCTGAGAAAGTACCTAAATCCCGTGCGGCTCTTACCCCTGAAGCAAGAGAGAAGCAACTGATCGCCTTAGCCATTGATGTTGCCGAAGAGCAAATGCGCAACGGCACTGCTTCCTCTCAGGTGATTTCCCATTTTCTGAAACTCGGCTCCACCAGAGCCCAGATCGAAAAAGAATTGCTTGAAAAGCAAAGGGATCTTGCCGCGGCAAAGGCCGAAGCGATCGAGTCTTCCGCCAAGATGGAGGATCTGTACCTCAAGGCGGCCAAGGCTATGAAGAGCTATCAGGGGCAGGAGGACGAAGAGGATGAATATTAAAAGCTATTCAGAGCTTGTTCTTCTTCCAACCTTTGAAGATCGCTTTGAGTATCTTCGGCTTGATGGCATCGTCGGCGAAACGACTTTCGGATTTGACCGTTATATGAACCAGGTCTTTTACAGGTCGCTGGAATGGAAGAAGATTCGAGACACGGTGATTGCAAGAGATCTTGGCTGCGACCTTGGCATCGAAGGTCACGAGATATTCGGTCGAGTCATCATTCACCATCTGAACCCGATTCGGCAGAGAGATCTTCTGGAACGGACAGACATTCTACTCGACCCTGAGTATCTCATCACAACGACCCATGAGACGCATCAGGCAATTCACTACGGTGACAAAAATCTGTTGCTCACCGAACCACCTCAGCGGACAAGGAATGATACCTGTCCCTGGAAACATTAAACCAAAGGAGGAACCGACTATGCAGAATAATCCTCGCAAGCAGGACATCATTCAGGAGCTTCGCGGTAAGCGTCAGGATGTGACGGAACTCTGCACTGAGGCAGAAGCGGTCAATGAGCCGCATACTGGCTCCGGCATTGTTACGGACTGTCTCTATCTGAATGTGCGTAAGCTGCCTGACATCAACGCAGATGTTGCGGTCGTCATTGACGCGCTGACACAGGTTTGCGTTGACTTGGATGCGTCCACGGAAGACTTTTACAAAGTTCGCACTTCTGATGGGGTCGAGGGCTTTTGTATGAGAAAGTACATTGCCCTTTCCAAGTAAGGAGTGCATCTATGGATACGACTGAAAGCATCCTGACATCGGTGAAAAAGCTTCTCGGAATTGACGAGAGTTACACTCACTTTGATGCTGACCTTATCATGCACATCAACTCTGTCTTTTCCATTCTTGGACAGATGGGAGTTGGCCCGAAGAAAGGCTTTGCCATTTCAGGGGCTGATGAAAAGTGGTCTGACTTTCTGGAGGATGACCCTGGTCGTCTTGCCCTTGTAAAATCTTATATGCACCTTAAAGTTCGGCTGCTTTTCGACCTGCCTACCGCTTCCTCTGCTGTTGACGCGATGAACCGTCAAATCAGCGAGTTTGAGTGGCGGCTTTTCGTGGCGGCCGATAATGCTGCAAGAGAGGAGGAAAGTCAAAATGGATGAACTTTGCCACTATGGTATCAAAGGCCAGAAATGGGGCGTTCGCCGTTTCCAGAATTCGGACGGCAGTTACACCTCTGAGGGAAAACGCCGCGCTCATCAGCAGGAGAAGAAAGATCCTGTGAAAGAGATGAAAGATGAAGACCTTAGAAAGGCAATCACTCGGTTATCTCTGGAAAACAAATATAAGGATCTGACGAAAAAGCCGACCCCGCCCTCTAAGCTTGAGTCGACCAAGAAAGCTGTGGATGCCACTTCCGAGCTTGTTAATCGGGCGAAGAAGATGGATCAGGACAGCCGCAAGGCTGCGAAGAAAGAGCGGATGGACCTGAGCAAGAAGACCGACAAGGAGCTTCGCGACCAGATCAACCGTGAGCTTTTGGAACGGCAGTACAACGATCTGTTTGCCAATGAGTCGGTGTCCAAAGGCCGCCGCTATCTTTCCGATGTGCTTGACAACGCAGGAACGATTTTGGCTGTCGGCAGTTCGGCTCTGAGCATTGCTCTCGCAATTCAGCAGTTACAGAAGAAGGCGGGGTAATACTGAATGGCCCTGTCGAATACTGCTGTTCCCCGGTATTACGGAAAGTTTCGTGAAGCGGTGATTCGTGGTGAGATCCCTGTCTGCAAAGAGATTTCGATGGAGATGAACCGGATCGACGATCTGATCGCAAATCCAGGAATCTATTACGATGATAAAGCCGTTGAGGGCTGGATCAAGTATTGCGAGGCAGAGATGACCCTGACGGATGGTTCCGATCTTCACCTCCTTGACAGCTTCAAGCTGTGGGGCGAGCAGGTATTCGGCTGGTATTACTTTGTGGAGCGCACGGTCTATGAGCCGAATGCAGACGGACGAGGCGGGCACTATGTCAAGAAGATGATCAAGAAGCGGCTTGTGAACAAGCAATACCTGATCGTCGGACGAGGCGCCGCTAAGTCTATCTATGACTCGTGCATCCAATCATTCTTTGAGAATGTGGATACAAGTACGACCCATCAGATCACAACGGCTCCGACCATGAAGCTGGCCGAAGAGGTCATGTCACCGATCCGCACCGCTATCACAAGAGCCCGCGGCCCAGTATTCCAATTTCTGACCCAAGGCTCGCTCCAGAACACGACCGGTTCGCAGGCCAATCGCGTCAAGTTGGCCTCGACCAAGAAAGGCATTGAGAACTTTCTGACCGGCTCTCTCATTGAGATCCGCCCTATGTCGATCAACAAGCTGCAAGGTCTTCGATGCAAGATCGCAACCGTAGACGAGTGGCTCTCCGGCGACATTCGCGAGGATGTTATCGGCGCTATCGAGCAGGGCGCTTCCAAGGTGGACGACTATCTGATCGTGGCCACCAGTTCGGAGGGTACTGTTCGTAATGGCGCCGGCGACACCATCAAAATGGAGCTTATGAGCATTCTCAAGGGGGATTATCCAAATCCGCATGTTTCGATCTGGTGGTACAAGCTCGACTCTGTCGACGAGGTCGGCTATCCGGAGATGTGGATGAAGGCGAACCCGAACATCGGAAAGACTGTAAGTTACGAGACTTATCAGCTTGATGTGGAACGCGCCGAGAAAGCG